CCATATTGGTCTCCTTTTCCGCCAGTACAGTCTGAGACATTGTCTACTGCACGAGTCTATACTGACTATTTATAAGTATGCAGTACGTCGAGTATACGCTTTTAAATATAAATGTGCAAATAAAAAGGGGGCCGAAGCCCCCTTTTAAGTTCTTCAATAAAAAGAATTATTATGCTCCTTCAGAAGCAAACATTCCTCTCCAATCAGAAAAACCAAAGCTGTAACGTTCTCTAGCTTTGTATTTCATATTTCCAGTCTCAAAGTCGCCTTCCATAGAAGTAGCGATCGCTGATCTTTGGAAATGTTTCATTCCGTTAGGCACATCCGTTTTAATAAAGAATGCATCCGTGTCAGTTAGGTAATTATTTACCGCATAACCTTCAGGCACCATTCCTTTTGAAACGACAGCGTTGATATCGTTATCAGCAGTGCCAGTTCTGTTTGCAGACTTCATAAGTCTTTCCGCAGTAAACTGTAGTGCTGATGGTATAATCAACTTACGTGCTTTAGCAGCAATCTTAAGACCTCTGTCATCAGCCAAAGCTCCAATGTCAATCATTGCTTGCTCTAGTGATGTTTCGTTAAGGTCAGAAGCAGTTGCTAGTTCGTTTCTTTGGTTACCAGATGAAGTCGGGTGAGCTGAAGAAAATAGCTCAACGCCATCACCACCTGTAAAGTTAGAGTCAAAACCGTTATTTAAAACGTTTGCAGCTTTAACTTGTTTTGTGTGTGCCATGGAACGTGCTAGTGCTTTCGTGTAACGAGTACTGATTTTGTCGTAAAGGTTATCCTCTACAGCTTCTTCAGTAATCTGGAAAGCAAGTCCAACAGTTTCATGAGAGTAACGAGCTGTGAAAGACTCAGTCGCTGAATCAAAGTTAACAGAAGTACCTTCTGGTTTAACTGATGCAGAACCAAAGCCAGACAACATCACTTCTTCCTCGAAAGCTCTATCAGAGTTTTCGGTGTCAAAGATTTCAGCGTGCTGATTCTCGTACCCTTTATATTCTAGTCCAAATAATGCATTCAAACCAGGTTCCAACTCTTTTGCGAGTTGTGCTCTATTTATAGCCATAGTCTAAATCCTCCTTACAGACCTGTTATTAGTTTATAAGCATGTTCACCTGTATTGAAGATGACATAAGCGTTACTGTTCGCAGAGCCTAGAGTATTATTATCTGGGTCCTTTGAATTGCCAATCTGTCTAAAACCACCAGAAGCAGTAGTACTATAAGTACTAGTATCGAGTTCTGATGTAGATTGACCAGTAATTGTGCTTCCGCCAACTCCTATGAAGTCGTGGTTAGCATGCTGGTTGTTAGCTAGTGTTGCAGTTCCGTCGTGCTGTGCTTCAAACACAATACTAGGATCCGCATAAACATACGCAACAGTATCAGCCGCAGCAGTACCTGTCGGATAATATGCGCTATATGTTGGTTTTGAAGTGGTTGGGTCAGTATAGAAACATCCACCGAAAACACCACCTTGTTGTGTGTCTCCAGCTGCTGCTGCTTCAATTGTTCCGCCTGCTATTAATTCAATCACTTGACCAGTGAAAACATTAGCTGCATAACCTGAAGCAATTCCATACTCTTCAGTACGAAGTTCGCCGCCACTTAGATGCCTTACCGGTTTAAAACCGAAGGCTGCGTCTTTATTTGCCATAATTATAGTCCTCCTTAGACTAATAAATTATTAGTTATTGTTAATAATCCAAATTTAATTCCGGCAATGAATAGTGTTAAAGAAACTAATCTTGTTTCTTGGCACCGCCAAAAGCTACTCTAGTTTGCCTACTCGGATTGTCTATCGGCATACTAGGATGCTGCTCCCTCATCAAATTGTTATCAACAGCTTGCTGTTGATCTGTAGTTTGACTTGCAAAATAAGCTTTACGCTCTTCTGCAATTTCAACGGGTATTTTGGCTAGCAGTAATCCACCTACAGCAACAACGCCTTCGTTTTTTCCGTCCTCAATGGTCGGAGCATCGAAGTCACCTAACTCTTCGAGTCTGACAAGTTCGTAACCTTCTCGAATACGAGAAGAAACATTTTTCTTATCTTCTTGACCCATAATCTCAGCACGTATCCAACGATACTGAAACCCGTCTGGTGCTTGTGGCGCGTCTAATCTAGATGGTGGTCGCCAAGGCTGCCTTTTGGCAGTTTTTTCTCTAGTTTGAGATGAGCGTGAGGTTCTTGTTTTATTTTTCATATGCTACTCCTTCACGTATTTAGCGTATTCTTCTAATGGCACACCTAATTTTTTAGCGATTGCAACCTGTGACGGTGTGAGTCTCACAGTTCGTTTTCCTTGTTTGGAAACTGATTTTACTGCAGGAGCAACAGTTTGGTCAACTGTTTTTTTGCTTTTTTCTGCTTCAAATTTATTTGGAAATTGTTCCTGTATCTGACGATCTATTTCTTCATAATATTCATCTGATCTTGGGTCATATCCTTGCTGCTCAACAAGTTTTCTATGAATTGCAAATGCTGTATAAGTCATTGCCTCATCTTTACCAAACCACTTATTTTTTTCTGCCCAAGCATTGGCTTTAGGATCAGGTGGTGGGGCTTGTGGTGGAGGAGCTACTTGACCGCCTTGATCGTAAGCAGGTGCAGCTTGCATTTCTTTTTGTTGTTTAAATCTTGCAGCTTGTATCTCAAGTTGTTCTTTTTGAATTTTTGCTCTCTCGGCATCAAGTGATGCTCTTGCAAGAATAGTTTGCGCGTCAGCTTGCGCATTAACATCGCCTTCTTCAATTGCTTTTTTTAATCTTAATTTTGCTTCTTCAACTTGTGACGTCGAAGCAGTTTCAATTGTTGATGCATAATTTTCATTAAGCGACTGTAATTGTGTTTCGAGTTCTGATTGTTTAGTTTTTAAACCAGATGCATATTTTATTGCCGCATCTTCTCTACGTTCTGATTCACGAAGTTTACCAACAAGTTTAGAAATTCGTTTATTAACTTTATCACTATACTCGTCGTGCTCACCTTTGTCCGTTGACGGTTTTTCTTCTTCCGTTTTTTCTGGTTCAGGTGCAGGCGCAGCTTCTTGTTCTGCAACTTCTTCTTCAACTGGTGTTACTGTAGATTCTTCTAATTCAACATCAACGGATTCACCGCTGGTGTCAATAGGTACGAGTTTATCGTCCTGTATCTGTTCTTTTTGTGCCTCGGGCATGGTTCTTGTTCTCCATGGTTAATTATTGCAAGATCGACTACATATGTAGTATGTCAGTCGGGTCCTGTATTATAGCAAGTATTTCATCATCATTCAAGAGTCTTAAATCACCGCCATCAATTTTTAATCTTGACCCCGCATAACGCGCAAAGATGACCCAATCACCTTTTTTACACCAAGGACCTTCAGGAAACTTAATTGTATCTCCATACGCATCAGGGCCAGTAGCTAACACATAACCGCAAACGGTTGCTAGTTGCTCTCGTTCGCGTGCTTGATCAGTTAATATAATGCCACCTTTACTTTTTTCAGCGCCTAAATAAGGTAGTATTAATATTCTCCAACCAGTAGGTTTTGGCAGTTTTTCAGCTATATTTTTATCAATATTGTCAGGATCAATGTACTTAGACTCTCTTTCACCGTATATTTCTTCAACTTCTTGTTGATTTTTTTCTATTTCAGCAGCCGTTTTGCCTTCTTCGTCAACTTTTGCTTTTTGTTTGCGTCTTTCTTTAGCCATACGCTCTGGTAAAATTAAATCAGTCATTTTGTTCTCCTTTATCTAGTATTTCTTTAATTTCATCTTCCATTTCTTCTAATACTCGGTAACTGCCGAGCATAAAATGGTAGTCGTGCTTCTCTGTAGTGCTTCCTTGCATTACATATTGCGTAGTTTTTTCTTTCTTGTCGCGAATAAGACGTAAAATCTTATCGCTCAACCATAATCCGTCCATAAATTTCTATAATTCTGATCTTATTTGCTTATATTTGTTCAATATACTACTAATTCCGTTATTTACAACACCATTTTCATTCATAACCATCATTCCGCCTTCCATTCTACCTACACGGCCACCATCTTTAGCGCCAAACGCGCTAAATGGGTTAAATGAAGTTTGAGTTGTTGGGTTAAATTGATAGGTCGGCATTAAAGAATCAATACCAAAAATACTAGTGTCAGGAGATGTTCCCGGAATAAAAGAAGAAGGTCTTTGAATTTCAGTTTGTTCAATAAAAGGTTGAAAAAAAGGAACGTTTAACATTCTTGCATATGCATCTGTCAATGATCCTGTTTTAGATGCATCGTAATCCATTGGTGTGTAACCTTGATAACGTGGAGAAGGACTAGCTGGTCTGTTTAACGATGCTGATAACTGTGTTCCGTGTTGTAATCGCTGTTGTCTTTCCAATTCCGCTTGTTCAGCGTCTCTTCTTCTTTGTTCTTCAATAGCTGCAAGTCTTTGTTGTTCAGCCACTCGTGCTGCTTCTGCTGCTGCTTGTCTAGCTGCTTCTTCTTGTGCCAGTCTGGCTGCCTCTGCTTGTCTAGCTGCCTCTGCTTGTCTAGCTGCTTCTTCTCGTGCTAATCTTTGTTGTTCTGCAATAGCTGCCGCCTGTTCTTGCGCTCGTTTAATTGCTTCTTCCTGTGCTTTTTTAGCCGCTGCCTCTCTAGCTTTTCGTTCTGCATCAATAGCTGCTTGTCGTTTTTGCTGTGCCATTCTTTGACGATACTCAGGAATTCTTTCTCCTTGAAGTATTCCAGGATACCTTTGTTGTCGAAGTGTCTGTGCTCTATCTCGTCTGTCTGGACCTTCACCTTTGCCTTTAGGTCCTCCAAAGCCGCTAGGTTTATTGAGACCGCCTGCAGAAGACATTCCTGCACTTGTATAACCTCCGCCGTTAAGGCTTGGTAATCCGCCGGGTCCTTTATTTGCTTTACCTTTTAAAGAATTATGTAAATCCAAATCTATTAAAAGGTCTTTTTCTTTTTTAGTAATATAAGAAAGTTCAGTTGCCGGATGATTAGGAGATGATTTCCATTTTTTAGGAACGCCAGAAACCGTAGGTTGTTTACCTAAATAATTTAATGTTTTTCCTTGTGTTACAGCTTTTGGTTTAGCCATTATCGCCCTCCTCGCATCATCATACTAAAAGGATTGACATTCGTCATCGGATTAAATTTAGCAGGTAACGCTGCAAGACCGCCGTTTGCAAAAGTAGTGTAAGGTTGAATTTCATCAAAGTAATTTAAATCATAACCTGAAAGCACTGGTTCTTCTTCAATTTCTTCTTCAATTTCTTCTTCATTTATTGAAGTTTCATCTGTTGGATATAATACTTCCATAGTGCTTGGTCCGCCATTGCCACCGCCCATTTCTCTTTCTAAACCTGATTGTTTCGCAAACATAGGGTCAATTGTAAAAGTTGGCATGTCTGGGTTTATTCCAAAAAAAGCGCCAGCCATTCCTAAATATTTACCCACGCCAGGAAGTCCATACATTGCACCGACAGTATTAACAGTTCCCATTTTTTGGCCGCTAATTCTATCATAAACAGTATTACCCGCTTGATAATAGTCAGAAAAATTTCCTGTAAAAACATCTGGGTTTTGTTCGTAAACTTGAGCTAGTTGACGATTGGGAGACAGCTCCATTAGTTTTTCATTATATTGAGTTTGAACTTGTGATAACTGTTCTGCAGATAAATCATCTTCTGTGTTAAGAGCATCAAATTGTTCTTGAGCGGCAACCATTTGATCAAACGCGTCAGAAGATTGATTTGCACCAAAATTTCCTTGAGCTGCTGCTAAATTAGCACCTGCTTGAATAGCTTGTCCTTGTTGTTGAGACATTCCAGATGCTCCAAAATCTGCGCTACCAAAATCTCCCTTTTCTGCTGCGCCCATTGCTTCGCCGCTTCTAAAACCTCCGTACTTTCCTCCTCCACCAAAATCATTGTAGTTAGGAATATTTTTTATTTCAGGTCCTGTGTGTGGCGGGTTACTGTCATACATGTCAACTTTTTTAAGAAGCTTTGCTTCATCAGGAGTAATGTATGCAAGTTTTACAAAATGTTCTCCCTCACCAAACTCACGAGGAACATCGTTTACCATCGGGCCTACATAACCAACTTTTTTCTTTAAGTTTTTTAAATTAGACACTACTTAGCTCCTCCGTTTGGTCGCATAATATTAGCTGTAGTTTTTTCCATGTTTGCTGTAATTTTTTCTGCTTTGTCCATAACTTTATTTATAGAGTCTTTTTCTAACTTTTCTACAGCAATAGCTGATCGAATAGAAACAGCATCTTTTTG